ATGAAGTGGGACGGTTTTCTCATGACTTCCTTCCAGATGATGGGCAGCCTCCACTTCTCGCTGGAGCTTTCCGGCTATCCTGACGTCGGCAAGACAAACGAGTTCTTCGACCGGCTGAAGGGTAAAAAAATCCGGGTGATCGTCGAGGAGGTGCAGCAGTGATCTTCTACTTCAGCTGCGCCTGAGATGGCCGGAGCAGCCATGCCCTCTCCATCTCAGACCATCCAGGACTTCCGCACGGCAGCCGAGCTGAGCAGCTATGAGCCTGCCCAGCTCCGGCGCACGATCGAAGAGCATGAGGCCAGGATCCAGGCGCAGGATAGCATCATAGAGCAGCAGCTCAGGGCCATAGAGGAGCTGGAGGAGAAGCTCGACCGGATGCAGCAGATCAAAGCCCCATCGGCCCATGCAGACGGCTTCCGGCTCCTGGCCGAGATCAGCGACCTCAAGGAGCGGAATAAGAGGCTTGAAGATGCACAAAATCACCTTGAAGAGAGCTTCGAAAATCTCTTTCAGGCTCAGATGGACTTTTTGGAGACGGCCCTGGAGACTCTTGAGAAGCTATCCGCATCCCCGGAGGTCAAAAGCCTCTATGCCAGAGCCAACAAGCAGGCCAGGGCAATTGAGAGGGCCAGGGATGTCGGCCAGGCTTCAGGCATCAATGCACTCAGGCAGATGACAGATTTGCTGAGCGAAGTTACTCTGTTCCTGATCAATAGACCGCTCCTCACCTTTGTTCGCTCGGATCGCTATCGGGGCGAGATACTCTTGGCCGCTTTGAACCGGGATCAAAAGGCCATCTCGACCCCGGAGGCAATCAGGATCCTGGTCGAGAACGAGGACAAGAGCATAGATGCAAAGCAAGCCCTGCGAGCTATGCGCTGGGCTGCGAATTACCATCCCGATCAGGCAAGATTTCAGCAGCGCGGAGCAAGGCGCAAGTCCTGGCTCTGCAGAATCAATGGCAATGAGGCTGATAGGTAATGAATAGCGTCGACCGATCCATATTGACAAGTTGTCAAGAATTTGACGATCTTGACAGTTTGTCAAGATGTCCCTGTGACGCTCCAGGTGGAGCCGAAATGGGACGATTTTCCAGGGAGGGATAAACTCGCGATAAGATTGTACTGAAAGATAAATCAAGCCTACTGTATCATATTGACAACTTGTCAATGTTAGTTTACGGTCTATTGCGTCGGGGTCCAAGGTCGGGGTGTCTGAGGGGTAGAGCGAGATAGGAGCATCTTGACAACTTGTCAAGAAAGTAAATTTGAGCGGAAATCAAGTTCATTGGATTTAGGAAGTGGGATTGATGAGACATTGGAGGAAATACAGATGCAGATCTTCTGCATAGCCGACAGCGTAGAGGAGGAGTTCTTTGGCCCCTTCACCGACCGGGTCCTGGCCGAGAAGGTGCTCAAGATCGTGCAGATGGCGGTCGATGATGGGGCAGAGCTGCGAACAGTCGAAGCTGATCAGCATGCCACCGAGCTCAAAGCAGGCCTGCTTCCCTGGAAGATCGAGGTGGAGCTATCGGGAAAGGAGGTACGGGATACTCAGGTCAGCCTGACCTGGCCGCCGGCCGGAGAAGGGATCGTGGAGGAGCGGGATTGCTACATACGGTACTTCTTCTGGGCCCGGTCCAGCGGCGAGGCCATCAGGAGATTGGGCGGCGTCAGAAGGAATCCCTCCACCCAGGGTCTGACGGCAGCCCTGCCGAGGAGCACTGATTCTCATGTCTAGCGAATTTCTTTTCGAGCAGATCACCGAGCGCCTGGAGGAGCTCAGCGATAAGCAGCTCACCAATCTCATCGAAGTGATCCGGCAGGTCCAGGTAGAGCGAGAAGATGACAAAATTGCAGCGAGCGTGACCTGATGCTTCTCTTCAAGCCCAGGCATGTGGCTCCTATTATCTCCGGCCGGAAGATAGAGACCCGCCGTCTCTGGAGGTCCTGGAGAGCCAATGTCGGCAGCATCCAGAAGGCCAAGACCGTGATGCTCTCAAAAGACTATTTCGCCCTGCTGGAGATCCTGGAGCGCTGGGAGGAGCGCTTAGGCGACATCTCGGATCAGAGCATCTATAACGAGGGCTACGACAGCCGGGATGAGTATTTTGCGTCCCTGGCAGAGATCAACGCCAGGGTCCTGAAGAAGATCACAATTCCGTTGGAGGATTTGCTGGTAAAGGTACTGAAGTTCAGGAGGGTAATATGAATCAAATTTTCAACCTTCGCCGGAAGCCTGGCGAGCCGCAGGTGAGCGCCTACTTCTGCAAACAGACCGGCCCGGAGAGTCAGGAGGGGAGCACCGGAGTAGTGCTGCGCTGCAGGGGCGGCAACAGGGCCGTCACGGCACTGATCGATGAACTCAATAAAGCCGTTCCCGGAGACGAAGCATGAGTCAAAAGAAAGGTGCTAAGGGCCCGTTCTATCGTGCAGCAGGCAAGGAGCCAAAGGCCAGGTATCAGAGCATGTATCAATTGGCTCCGGCCGAAAGGGCTGAACGCCGATTGGAGAAGGTCAGGCGAGAGCAGGAGTGTGGAGCATGAGCCAGGGCGATGTGTTGGATTGGCTCCAGACCCATCCTGGCTGGCACAAGCCGCAGGAAGTGGCCCAAGGGCTAGGGAAGAATGTGGCTAAGACAAAGCTTCTGCTTTTGCGGCTTTGGCATCACCATGACATTGAGCGGCGGGAGATAGATTCGCAAAGATGCGAATACAGGTATCCGGAGAAGGTATGAAGAATTGCATCATCGTCAACCGGGCTAAGCGAAACCGGGAAAGCGATTACGTTGACCTTCAAGTTGCCACCCTTATCGGCGATCATGAGGGCGAAGAGCTCTGCATCGAGGAGCTTGTCACAGTCGCCGAAAAGGAGATGTCGAAATTCTCATGGACCAATGACAAAATTCGTAATTCAGTGAACAGGCTTGAGAAAAGAGGGAGGATGGCGAGCAAGCACTTAATCAGGGAGGGGCGGCTGTGTCGGGTGCCATATCTGATCTAAAAGGCTCTTACGACGTCGTAAGAGTACAAAACATCTATTATGGAGAACAAGATTTTGGAGAAAGGTTCTTGCCTACCCCCATCTTCGGCTATAAGCACTTCATCGCCGAAGAGACACGGTTGCTATACCGGGGCCACCAATTTTCAATGTCTGAGTGGCCGTCTCATCTGCCTCCAAAGTTCATTCAAATCCAAGGCCGCTCGGCCAAAGAGGAGTTCAGCATCTACAATGACCGGCCCGAGATTCACATCCAAACGCGGTCTGGGGCAGTGCTGACTCTGGATGCTTGCCCATGTGGAGGTCGGCTGGTGCTTGACCGCAATGGCGATCTCTACTGCGAGGTTTGCTTTCAAATATATTAAGATGACGAGAACCAGGCGCTTCTACAACCGCCCGAACCGCATGAAGGACTTCTATCATCCGTATCGGGTTCTGTGCTGCGGGCACTGTCAGCGATGCAAAGATCCAACGGTCTCCAAGCGCCGCAGGCTGCATTATCAGTATGAACTTCGCAGGATCGCAACCTGAAGGAAAAGCCAACTAAAGCAGGCATAAAAAGCGGCCATGACGGACAATGCCCGCCAGCATCACAGTCACCAAGCGTCTCGACGGAGACCATAAAATAAACCTTAGCTATGGTGAGAATAGCTTTTGTATGGTGGCAGACTCCATCGCACTGTGACTGGGCGATGCCTGCCATTTCATAGTCACCGCATCGCCACGATGCGTCAGACACGGACCCGGTTGCCATTTAGCCGGGCCATCCTCCATATTCAGGATTGAAAGATGAATGACCAACTGCTCCATCTGCGCCAGCAAAATCAAGCACAGGATAGACCAACTTATAGTGACTGGCGCGTCAAATCGCGCCATCTCGCGCCAGTTCCCCGACTTCTCGAAAGATGCTGTCAGGCGGCATCGGCCTCATGTTTCAAAGAAAATTCAGGAAGCCAATGAGGAGCGGGAAAAGGAGCACGGTCTCCAGCTCGATAGCCTTCTGAAGGAGACCGTGGAGGGCCTCCGGGACCTCGCGGATAACGCGAAGCATGCTGAAGATTATAAGGCGGCGGCCTCAGCACTTGGTCATATAATCCGGGTTGCGGAGATTTTGTCGAAGATGATTGATCCTGAGAATTATGGAAGGTCGCTTGAGACGCTGACGGATGAAGAACTGAATGCAGAAATCGCAGAGCTTCTCCAGAGAGCTGAAACTCAGGCTTCGTGATGGGCTTCTAGAAGGGCGGCGGCGAAGGCATGCTTTTCAGCGGTCCAGGTGGGTCGAAGATCTCGGACTAATTCGAGACAAGGAAGATAACCCCGTCCATCTAGATCCATGGCAAATTGCGATGCTGGATTCAGACAGCAAACGGATCTGTCTGAATATCCATAGGCAGGGCGGCAAGTCCGCCATGTCCTCCCTGATATGCCTTCACACGGCGATCTTCAAGAAGCGAAGCCTCTCACTGATCATCGCTCCGGCGCTCAGGCAATCGCAGGAAAATTTCAAGAAGATCCAGGACTACATTGATCTCTTGCCTAGAAGTCCGAAGTTCCATGAGTTCACTAAGCTGTCTCTGCAATTCGAAAACGGTTCAAGAATCCTGACCCTTCCGGGTGGCAACGAAGGCAGGACTATAAGGGGCTTCTCCCGGCCGGATGTCATAGTCGAGGATGAGAGTGCTCAATGCTCTGAGGAGCTTTTTGATGCCATTCTCCCGATGATGACCACGTATCCGCAATGCAAGTTCATCCTCTGTTCGACACCCTTCGGCCAGCGCGGGCACTTCTATAAGATCTACACTGAGAATCAGGCATGGGAGAAGCATAAGTTACGGGCCGATGAGAACCCGAGGATCTCAAAAGACTTCCTTGCCGAAATGAGAGAATTGAGAGGACCGTACGTTTTCGCACAGGAGTATGAATGTGAGTTTGTGGCATCGGAGACGCAATTAATTTCACATGAGAGTATCCTAAAATCTCTGAACAGTGAAATACCAATTATTGAAATATGAGAAAATACGTATCAGTAGACGCGATACATATAAATAGTAAGCAGCTAATCACTATCTGCTGGATAGGTCGGCCAACCGAAAAGGGATTTTCCGAGATCCCCTGCCAGCTTCAAATCTTCTCGGACACTATCGGAGGTGTATTTCATGAGAAGCAAAGCAGCTCAAAAAAAATACGAAAAGTACCAAAAAGCATATCGCAAGGCACACAGAGAGGAAAATAGAGCATATTGTAAAGCTTATCGTCTTGCGCATTTAGAAGAGCGAAAGGCGTATGATAAAGCGCGAGGGAAGATATATTACGAACAGAACGTCGATAAAATACGCACACATCGCCGAAAAGTTCATCTTTCTTATTACGATTCAACAAAAAACAAGTATTTGAAAATGCATGGCAGTCGGTGCGCTTGCTGTGGATATGACAAGAATATAGCGGCGCTTGAATTTCATCATGTCAACGGAAAGACGAAAGGAATTTCATTTATGATAAGTCGGCATGAATCAGATGAATTGCTAAAAGCCGAAATCGATAAGTGTGTCCTGCTTTGCGCAAATTGCCACGCTGAACACCATCACGGTGGATTGCGGTATTAAATGACGTTCATCCTAGCTCTTGATCCTGCCCAGCTCCGAGACTGGAGTGCCCTGGCGGCTGTGGACATGCAATACAGACCAGCCGAGAGGCGTTTCGGCTACGATCTTGTGGCCATGAACCGCAAACAGGGCCTTCCTTATGATCAGATAGTTGATTGGGTTGTTAAGACTCTGAAGAATCCTGCCTTCAATCAGAAGCAACCGCCTGAATTCCTCCTAGATTCCACGGGCGTTGGCGTGGCTGTCAGAGATATGCTCGCAGCCAAGGGCGTGAAGCTCAAGGCAGTGACAATTACGGCAGGCGAGAGCATCACAAGGCAAGGCCCTATAATCCATCTCGGCAAGGCGAGGCTCATCGGCAAGTTCCTGGGGGCCTTCGATGCTGGCAAGGTTCACGTCAACCCGAACATGCCTATCTGGCCTGCCGTCGAGCGAGAAATGCTATCCTTCCGGGCCGAGATGAGCGCACAGAGGCGCGTGAAGATGGAAGCCGAACAGGGCGAATCAGACGATATGCTTTTTAGTTTGGCTTTATGCATTTGGTACGGAGAAGAAATATTAAGAGGCGGCAGACTATGATCTGCGTTATCGATATCCAGCGACACGATATATATGAATAGCATCGTCACTATTAGCAAGTGAGGCTAGGGTAGCTCCCGAAAGCTGCTTTTCTGAGAGCAGTTGCCTCACTTGAAACTTCTCAGAACACTATCAGAGGTGTGATTTAATGAGAGAAACCATCGTATTTAATGGAATAGCTTATCACAGATACCCCAATTCGGGTAGTCTACCGTAAACAAGTTTATATGCCTTCGTTGCATGATTTAATCGGGGAAAGCAATGAAGACAGATCGATTAGCTTTAGCGGGTTCGTTTTGTTGGAATAGAGACTGTCCTGGCTATGGCAAAGTAGATCACGGAAACATAGTCCGGTATGGTCGGACTGACAAGGGCACGCAGCGTTTGAAATGCAAAATCTGTGGCAGAGTATTCGTAGGGAATAAAGGGACCATATTTTATGGCTTGCATCATAGCCCAAAAGAAATCCTAGAATGCCTGGCTATGCTTGCCGAAAGGAACAGTCTGGCAGCCATCCATAGAATAAAAGGGATAAAAGAAGAAACAATTGTGGATTGGCTCCGCAAAGCGGCAAATCATGCTGAAGAGATTGAGGCACTGCTTCTGGCTAACCACCATCTAACCCGTGTCCAGCTCGATGCCATGTGGACCTACGTAGGTCACAAGGGGGAAAAAGTAACCATCCCGAGGAGCCCGATCGAGGCACATTCTGGCGAGGCACTGCAATAGACGTTGATACGAGGCTGAGAGTGGGACGTGCAATAGGAAAGAATGAGGAAGAAGTCGCAGCGGTTATGATGTTGCAAATAAAAGATCGCTGCAACCCCATTGAACCCCCTGCAATATCGAGCGACGGAAACGACAGTTATCCTGAAGCAATGCTTGAAACCTGGGGAAAGTTGCCTGAATACACTGGTAGAGGAAGGCCTCCAATACGCAAACAACCGCAGCCTGGTTGGAAATGCCTTCAAGTGACGAAGCATCGATCTGGTGGCAGGTTGATCCGCGTCACTCACAGAGTAGTTTATGGAGATCCTAACGAGGTGCCAAATTTTATGGGCTTGAATACGGCCTACGTCGAAAGGACGAATCTAACTTCGCGGCAAATGAATGGACGAATGGTTCGAAAGACCCTATCATTCTCTAAAGAGGAGAAGATGCTGAAAGCTTCTTGTTCCTTGGAGGATGCGGTCTATAACTTTGCGAGACCTGTTAAATCCTTACGAAAAGAAGCTAATAGTGATCAGCGACGATGGGAGCACAGATCTCCTGCCATGGCAGCTGGTATAACCGATCATATCTGGACAATTGACGAAATTATGATGATGTTAGTGGTTCCTGAAGAGAACAACGCATAATGGGGTGACTACCCCAATTCGAAGTCACAAACAAATTGTGTATATTTCACAGGATCGATCGACGGAAAAACCGTAAGACTTCACCAAGAAATCTTCAAACAGCATCACGGCGACATTCCAGTCGGACATCATGTACATCATAAAGATGGAAATCCTCTGAACAATTCAATAGAAAATCTCGTCTTGTCTTCAGAGCACGATCACCATTCTTATCACACCATAGAAAACGCGGACAGTCTATACAAAGGCAAGAAAGCCTTTTGGAATAAACAAAAATATCGCGAAGTTGTGTGCTTGGAATGTGGCAAAAGATATCAAACTCGCTCAACCAGAGACGCAAAATTCTGCTCATCGAATTGCTGGAACAGATCTCACGCTAAATCGAAAAGGAAACCGGGTTGATTAATATTCTATGCGTCATATGCGGCCAGGATATCTCCGAGCTCAGGCAAAAGCCCGTGCCCATTGCTCGACTGGAATTCCGCCCCTACATCGGCCAGCAGGAACCCGGCCAGGACAACCTCTCAGGGCTGGAGGCCTGCCAGGAATGCTACGAAAGTGTGCTGAAGAACCGCTCCAAGGCCATCGCCCAATACGGAAAGATCAAGGATACTGATGCTCACTGATTTATCGTGGATATCAAAGGCCCGACCCTGGCCTCCAGAGGATCAGGATGAGGCCAGCCGGCTCAAAGAGCACGCCTTCAACCGCCAGGTCTACAATAATCAGCATGAGGTCTTCAGCAAATACGCCGCCTATCTGCAGGACAAGGCAGACGATGATAAGAAAATCCCCATCATCCTCGGCTGGGGCGAGAAGGCCACAACTAATTATATAAATCTCTGCATAGGTGAGCCGTTAGATGTCGAAATAGACAACGTGGACTCAGTCGAGGAACGTCCAGATGAAGAGGTCCTGATTGATGTCTCACGATACGGCATAGGCCTCTATGAGCCGACCCAAGAAGGCATCATGGCTCAGAACCCGGAAAACTGCTACATGGTTACAGGTCTGGGCAATTTCCGAAAGGTCACAGCATATGTATTCTTCCGCACGTTCAAGGTTGAAAAGCTGGAGTATGTCAAGCTCACGATCCATGGCAAGGGCTTCATACAGCATCTTATCTATGAAATTGCCAATGGGAAGCTCGGAGATCGTCAGGATCTGAAAAGGTTTGTACCGTTCGCAGATCTGAAGGTCGATGCCGAGGGCAAGCAGAGTACCGGCGTCGATGACATTCTGATAGTCCGGGTCGACAATGCGCTCAGCTCGGAGAGGCGCTATGGCCGATCTGACTATACGCCTTCCGTGGTCTCGCTGATCGAAGCTCTGGAGTTGGCATTTTCCCGGCGAGAGGAAGTCCTGGCGAAGTTTGCCCGGCCGGTGTTCATGGCACCGGAGAGCGCTTTCAATCATTTCAATCATGCCAAGCAGGTTTGGGAGATCCGGCTCGATGCTCCCCTGATGGTCGAGCCCGGCAGCATGGAAGCAAAGTATCTTACCTGGCAGGCCGAACTCGGTGCTGTCGAGAACGCCATCAAGGACAAGATGGATCAGCTTCTCTACATGCTCGACCTGGTGAAGCAGGAGGAGCTCGGCACCGCTCAGAGCGGCACAGCCCTGGCATTCAGGCTGATCCCGACGACCTCTCGGGTGCGCAAGTTCGCCAACAGTCTGAAGAAGGCCATCCCGAAGGTCCTGAGCCTCAAGAGCAAACTCGATGTCGCTCTAAAGGTTGAAGGCGCAATAGCTTTTGAGCCTGAAGCGGTTTCGGTGGTGCCACAGGACGGCATCCCCAGAGATCCCCTGCAGACGGCCACATGGGCGACGATGGCCTTTTCAACGCAGGGCATGAGCCTGGAGACTTACGTCTCGCTGACTCAGGGCCTGGAGCCGGATAGCGACGCTCTGATGGCCGAGGTGGCCAGGATCAAAGGCGCACAGCCAGCCGCGCCAGCGGCACCGACGATAGAGCTGCCACCGCTTGGACAATGAGGATAATTTCTCAAGGGAGCTCCTGGGGAACGAGAGCTCAAATTAGCACAAAAGGATAACATGGCTGATTCTCCGCTCTCCGACGCTCAGGCCCAGCGGCTCATCAAGCTCTACGATGAAGCCGAGAAGGAGATCCTGAAGGAGTGCAACCGGCTGCTCCTAAAGAATCCCGAAAGCTACAGTATGGCCTGGCAGAAGACCATCCTCCAGCGAGTTCAGCAGATCCGGGCCGATCTCCTGGCCGGATCGAGGACCTGGTGCCAGGAAGCCATCCCGGCCAGCTACATGAAGGGCGTGGCCTGGGCCGATGCGGACCCTCTGGCCGGGAACAAGGTCCTCGCTGGCTTCGGTCAAATTCATCAACAGGCTGCGCAAGTGCTGGCAGAGAATACGTACAGCCGCTTCATTGGCGTAGATCAGATTGTAGGCCGCCAGGTGGACGATCTTTTCCGATCCGTGGCCCTGGAGAATATCAAGGGCTCTGTGATTGGCTATGAGACGACCGCCAAGGCGGCCAGAAGGATCCGGGAGGACCTGGCGGAGCGCGGAATTACAGGCTTTCGTGATAGGGCGGGGCGAGATTGGAGTCTATCTCGCTATGCGAAGGTGGCCGCCCAGGAATCCACTAATCAAAGCTTCCGGCAAGGCACCCTAAACCGCTTCCAGGAGAATGGGCATGATCTCGTTCGCCTCTCCAGCCATTCGGGGAGTTGTAAGCAATGCCAGCAATTTGAGGGCCGGACGTTCAGCTTGTCGGGTAATGACACAGAGTACCCCTCGCTCGATGAAGCGCGAGCGGGTGGCGTGTTTCATGTGGGCTGCCTGCACACGATCTCTCTCGCACCCGAGGAAAAGGACCGCTTCATAGGGCGGCTGCATGGGGCGGAGGGCGAGGAAACGAGACAGATCGAGATAGATAGGTTGGCGGCGGCATATGCCCGCGAGCATTCATAGTTATGTGGCCGGAAACCAGCGGTTCCCCTGTGCTCAGCCGGGAATGCACCGAACGTCCTTAGGGCCTTGTAGGTGGCGGAGATGAGACGGCCACATTTCACAATCATCTTTTCACAAGAACAGCCAACGCCGGGCTTGATCGGCGGGAGATATTTCTATGGCAGGTAACCCAGCAACAGCGCCTACGCCTGGCGCTAACCAACAGGCGGGTAACACTCCGACGCCGGGACAGGACCCACAGTCGGGAGACAACCAACAGCAACAGCAGACACCGGCTGCAACTCCGGGGATTCAGCAACATCAGCCAGCTCCGTTCATTATGAACCAGGAGCAATTCAATCAGCGTTGGGCTGAAAAGCACGCAGACATCGAGAAAGATCTTGGCATGCCCCTCAAGGACGCCAAGGCCCTGATCGAGTCCACCAAGAAGCCCCCAGCTCCAGCAACATCAACAGAGACGCTTACAGGGGCGGAACTTAGGATGGCAAAGATGGAAGCGCTCATGCTGGCCGGAGTGCCGTCCAAGAAGATACCTGGCCTTCTTTCAAGAGTTCAGGGGAAAAGCAAGGCAGACATCGAGGCGGATATCAAATTGATGGTGGCTGATGGCTTCATTATCATCCAGGGGCCCAAGCCCGCTGCACAGCCTCAGCAGCAACAGCAGCAGATGCCGGCGACAACGCCCACCGCTGCTCAGGGTGCAGGGAACACCGGCGTACCTGCTTCTGGAGAAAAGACATTCACAGAATCGCAGATTGCCGCAATGTCTCCAGAGGAGTATGAGAAAAATCGCGATGCGATTTTCAAGGCCATGGAGGCGGGGGCGATCAAGAAAGGTTGATTTTAGATGACTCTAAGCAATTTCATCCCATCAATATGGGTAAACGAGGTTCAGAGGAACCTTGAGAAGTACCTGGTTTACGCCCAGGTTGGTATCGTTAATCGCAACTACGAAGGTGAGATCACCGGTGCTGGAGACACCGTAAAGATCAATGGCATCGGGCCGGTGACTGTTCACAAGTACAAGAAGAATACTGATCTTCCCGATCCCGAAACCCTGACCGATGCTCAGAAGACTCTTCCGATCGATCAGCAGGACGATTTCAACTTCCAGGTGGACGACATAGATGCCATGCAGACCAAGCCAAAGGTGATGGCAGCCGCCATGCTGGAAGCATCCTATGCCCTCAAGGACGGTGTTGATCAGTACATAGCGAGCCTCTACACCGATGCCAGCGCCGCCAACCTGATCGGCTCAGATGCAACCCCCAAAGTTCCCAACAACGTTGAGAACGATGCCCAGAACTGCTATAATCTGCTGGTGGACAGCGCTGTCAAGCTCACCAAATCCCGTGTGCCCATAGAGGGCAGGTTCGTAATCGTTCCACCTGAGTATTATGGCCTGCTCCTCAAAGAGAAGCGGTTCATAGACTATTCGAAGGCGGGGACCACCGCCGGACTCAGGAATGGTGAGGTGGGCATGGCAGCTGGTTTCCAGGTCTTGCAGAGCCATAACGTGCCATGCACGACTGCGGGTGATGGAGCACAGTCCAAGTTCAAGATTCTCTTCGGCACCTCCAGGGCCATCACCTTCGCCAATCAGATTGCTAAGATCGAGCCCTACCGGATGGAGAAGAGGTTTGCCGATGCCGTCAAGGGCCTGAACGTGTACGGCGCAAAGGTCGCTAGGCCCGAGGCGCTGGGTGTTCTGACCTGTAATGTGTGAGGTGATGCGATGAAGAAAATTCTTTCTATCCTTTTCGCCCTGATGCTCGTGGGCATGGCCGGCGCGGCTACTCAGATCAACCAGTATAATCAGTCCTGGACGCTCACAACCAACAGCGGACCGGACATCTGGACTCCTGCCGCTACCAGCATGTATGTTTGGGCCGTGACTGGCGGAAATCAGTATCTTGTGGTGAATACCACTGTAGACAGCGGCGAGAACGGCATTAACCTAACGGTGCAGTCGGGCGGCTTTTGGGGTGGCGCAGCTGGAAATGCTACGGTCACTCTGGAGAAAAACAGGACCTATATTCTTGGGCCATTCGATCTCAGCCGCTTCAAGACCACTGGAGAAAAGATCCAGTTCGCCTTGAATGCCACCAGAGGCAAGATGTTCTGCATCGGCGGGGTGAAGGGATAATGTGGTTCCGAAACAAGAATACTGGGGCCGAGTGGGATATCACCGACCCCAACACTCTGGCCAGAGTCAAGGCCGATCCCACGACCTATGAGGAGGTCAAGCCCGAAGAGCCCGCAAAGCCCGAAAAGAAGATCAGAGAACCGGATAAATCCGGCTGATCTTTATTTCTTTGTGAAATCATGACCGACGTCGCCAACTCCTACATTATAACATTAGGGGAAGCTGACCAGATGGCCGTCACCAGGCCCAATTCTTCAGCCTGGACAGGCTCCGGGAAGGCCGCCATAAACACATAGCAGAGACACGACATATATAAATAGCATTGTCGCCAATGGCGATTGAGGCTAGGGTAGCTCCCGAAAGCACCTTTTCCGAGAGGTGTTGCCTCATCTAACTATCTCGGAGCACTATCGGAGGTGCCAAATTGCCTATATACCAGAATAAGGATTGGCTACTGGAAGAGTACGTAAATCAGAGACAACCTACCACCACGCTCGCGAGAAAAGCCAACCGTGACGTATCTACAATCTGTTATTGGCTGAAAAAACAAGGTATTCCTCTGAGGTCGCCGGGGGAGACTCTGCAAGGGCGGCGTTGGACTGAAGAACAGAAGAGATCTCTCAGGGAGAAGCGCAAACAGCCGGAAAGAATTGTAGTTTCGCCCGAGTGGTTGCATTATCATTACGAAGTTCTATCAGAAACGACTTATGAAATAGCGGCTCGGATAGGATGTGCTCCCACATGTATCCAAGCAAAGCTTAAGAAGTTGGGCATAAAGTCGAAACACGGCCTCCGAAAGAAGAATGTTCCCGAGAGTCTCAGAAAAAGGCAGGCCGAAGCTTGGAAAGGTTCTCGAAATCCAATGTACGGTTCGCACAGAATAGGCAATGCCAACCCCATGTATGGAAGGCGCGGGCCGGACAATCCGCAATGGCGCGGCGGGAGATCATTCGAGCCCTATTGCCCTCATTTCAATCAAGCTTTGAAGGAGTCAGTTAGGGACGAATTCGGTAGGCGTTGCTTTTTATGTGGTAAAGATGAAAAAAGCAATTGTAGAAGGCACCACATCCACCACGTGGACTACAACAAAGGACAAGGATGTGGGCAACGGTGGAGTCTCGTTCCTCTATGCGGAAGTTGCCATGGCAAGACCAATAAAAACCGTTGGCACTGGTTCAATTTGATGGCGAACTACTGGGTAATGGACTTGGAGATAAATGCAAATGGTGTATATTTCCCTGACTGATTCAAAAACCTGGATCGCGGCTCACATCAAGAGTACAGAGCGCATTGGCTGGGACGCCCTAGATGATGCTGCCAAGACAATTTGTCTACAGGAGGCCGAGGACAGGATTGATTCTCTGCCGCTACGAGGTCAGCGCTACGAGGATTTTTATTTTTACAACGGTGCCCAAAAGGACATCAACGGCGACGGCCTCACGCAGATCCAAGAGTTCCCCAGGGTCATCGACGGCGTGACGTGTGACTGGGATCATGGCACAAGCCTGCCAATTGTGCCGCATGCTGTGAAGAATGCTGTCTGTTGGGAGGCGGTGGTTATTGCCTCCGGCAGCAGCAGGAGAGTTCTTCAGGAGCAGGGCGTGCAGAGCTTCAGCATCGGCGGCAAGCTCTCGGAGACCTTCCGGGCCGGGGCAGGAACTGAGGGCTTGATATCGGCTCAGGCTAGGCGGTATATGCGCAAGTTCGTCGGAGCTGAACTTAGATGAGCCTCCTGGACGCCTACCTTCCGGCCCTGGGCGAGTCAGTGACCTGGAAGGCAAAGGGCGCGGTCAATGAGTACAATGAGCCCACATATACCGATACTACAATCACAGTCATTTGGTATGACGATCAGAAGTTAATTCGAAACGAGCAGGGCGAGGAGCTGCAGCAGCTTGCCTACATCCAGACCACGGCACTGATCCAGCAGGGAGACGCGATCATCCGGGGTGGCTACACGTGGCCGATCGTCGGGATCCAGAAGACACCTACTTTCGAGGGTGAGCAGTTCCGGATAGCGAATTTGGGGCAGAGGATGATCTGATGGCCCGCGTAACCTGGAATGGCGACCGCCTGGCAGCAGCCGCAAAGCAAGCGGCTCTTGAAGTCACCCGCATGACCGCGGAAATCGTGAAGGGCGAGGCTGTGAACAAGTGCCCTCTGGAGAGCAGTCAGACCCGTAACTCTGCCGCAGTCACAGACCTGCAGAAGGGGGCCGAAATCAGCTTCAATACCCCGCAGGCGGCCTGGCTGCACGAGAGCGAAAATTATCGACCGAGTCATGCGGGCACTGGTCCGAATTATCTCCGGGCCCCGCTCCTGGAGAGCGAGGAGAAATTCCACAAGGACGTAGCAGCGGCGATGAAGGCGATTTTCGGATGAAGATTTCTTTTCATGAGATCGACTGGGATAGCATCATCCAGGATGCGAATGAGGATGATCTGCACTGGCTCCGGCTTAAGGTCGATCGCAAGCTAGGCAACCTAAAAATAATGAGGAAGACAATAATAAGAAAAGAGGAATAAAATAATTATGAGGTGAATTGATGGCAGAAAATGATTGGTTAGATAAAGATGGGATATGCCACTTTACGGGTGAAGCGGCGAAAATGCCCTCCGGGGTCTGGATCGCTGGAGGCTTCACTGACCTCTTAGAGCTGGTCGTGGGAATTGTCTGGAATAAGCCTGGCCCTGGGTTCGCCGTCATGGATTGGGATGTAGGGCAGCCGATACCGAAAGAGGTTGCCGATAGAGTTCTCGGCCTGAAGATGGATACGGAAACTATCAACTATATTCAGGCAGAAAATGATGGACGCGGAATACTTTTGGCCGAGGCGGGCGGGGATGCGCAGGAGAACGGCATTACACCAGCTCAATGGCAGGAGAAGTACCACTCCAATGGCGTGGCCACCATCGCCAGAATGCGATTCTTCAAGTTCGTCAAAGGCGGTGGGGTGCATTTCTGATGAGTGACCAGTTTTATGTGACGAAGAAAAGCGGTGTCAAGAGGGGCGATATCGTCAAAGGCACCGGAGAGGACGAGGAGCAACTATTGACGGAAGGCACCAAGGAGAAAGGCCCCTGGTACAACAAGTCGGACTTCCGGGATAGGCAAAGACTGATCGATACCTGCTTGGAGCGGGGCTGGATCGAGTTTATGGAAAAGAAGGTGGAGTAGATGCCCCAATATGGAGAAGGATTCATAGTGACTATGACGCTGATCATTATGTCAGGTCTAGTTTTCATAGCCGCATGCTTCGCAAATCCGGAAAATCAATTGGTACTGACCATTGTGGGCGTTATGGGTGCAACCCTTGCGGCTGTGACCAACAACTGGCTGCCCACTAGAGGGCAGACATCCAACCAGATTGTAGCCGAAGCGCTTTCACCCGAGCAGCCCAAGCCCTGAGGTCGCATGGTCCCGCCCGATGCTCTGCCTGCCGATGAGCCGAAAACCGACAGGGATTGGCTCATTATGATTTCCAAAGATCTAAAGGCAGTCATCAAAAAGATTGAGGGTAAAGATGGTGTGTGCGATAAGCAAAAGGAACAAGAGGAAAAGATTGGAGCTCTTCAAGCGCAAATTGAAGAGCTTAAAAGAGGACGATTCCAACAAACCGTTCTCCTGATCTTCCTCATAATCCTCATTGGTGGAAGATATGTCCTCGGGCCGACCAGCATCCCGATAGTGCCATGACCTGGTTCGGCATCGCCAACAAGATGCCCATTCCTGAGCGGGATGTCTGGAAATGTCAAGAAAAGCAATGCCCCTGGCTGAAGGAGATATCTGATGAGGCTGAATCTCTTTGATTTTCTGGATGCTACCGGTTGGATCGGAGACATCAAGATAGACAAGTCTCAGGGCTTCCCCGACGTGATTTTCGTGGAGTTCACGGGCCAGGATCAGAAGGATTGGAGAAACACATGAGAGTCATCGAAGCCTTCCTGAGGATGGCAACAGGCCGTTTCGTCTGGATTGACGTCCCAAGCACGTCTCCGATGGAAGGCAAAGTCGAAGCCTTCGATGAAGAGCATGTCCTTCTCTCGTGCGAATTGGGCCTTTTCGCCGTGGCTATCGATGATATAGCGAGTGCTCATCTGACCCATCAAATGGAGATCATAGCACCATGAGCTTCCTTGAGGATCTCGCCATCCAGCTCGCCACCGTCGGCGTGGGCGTCTATCCCGGCACATCGGCCACCCGGACGATCTACATCGGCGAGATGCCGGACACCCCGGATGCCTGCATAGCCCTCTATGCCCGCCCTGGCAGGCCTAAGGAGCTGTACACGGACATCCAATACCCGGAGCTACATGTAGAGGTCCGGGCGGCCACGTATGCAGCAGCACAGACCAAGGCCGAAGCGGTAGACGCGGCCCTGCACAGCCAGCATGACGTGACTCTGAGTACCCACAAGTACATCACCATTAGGGGACGAGGCGTGCCGGCGAAGCTGGAAACGGATGGTAGGAACCGGACGATCTTCTATCAGAATTTTGAAATCACGAAAGGAGCATAGATATGAAGAAAGAGGTTGATGTATCTGTTCTGGGGGAAACGCCCGGATCGGCATACGTAGAGGCGAATGATAGAAAATGCGAGCACTTTGATGAGTGTCAACTGTCCACACAGGTACTCTTCTATCTGGACGCCTGCCGCTCATGCGAGATAGCACAGAAATTCAAGAAGTAATTTTTATCTAGCTACTATTTTTTCTAATAATAGTATCATCGTATTTTTATCAAATCGTTTTCAGGTCAAAAAAGCAATACGTCGAGGTATAGAAAATGACTGAAGCAAGTTCTGGAATGCTCGGTACGCTTTGGATTTGCGCTACCGAGGAAGGCACGTATGTAAAGCTGGGAGAGTTGAGCGACTTGAAGCTCAAGATCGACGGAAAGGAGATCGATACATCAAACGTCGATGATGATGGCTGGGGTAGCTCAATCAGCGGCGCGAAATCCTGGGAGGTCACGCCCACCAACAACCTGATCCTCACAGACGCAGGCTATGCGATCCTCATCGCTGCCATCCTGGCGGGCTCAAACATCTTTGTGAAGGCACTGGCCAGCGGCACGCCCACCGCTACCCCAAAGGGCTTCGGCGGAAAGGCAGGGGTCAACAGTGCCAACCTCGTTCTGGCGGGCACGAACACCCAACAGAAAGCCGATTGGACGATAAAGGGCCGCGGCGCGCTCACTCAGTTGAGCTGAGGCTAGAGCATGACTTCAGCAGTGAGCGGCCTGTCTGCCGCTCTCTATCGGGATGAGCCGGAGGAGTATGTCGTCACGGCTCTAGGAAGCAACAGAGATCTTTGCTTCGTATCGAAGAATCATGCCGTCCCGTCGATTGAGATTGTGGTCGCAGGAAACAATACACCTCTAACGATAGATGTCACTGGATCCGATGTCGTCATAAATAGTGCTACGGACGCGGGTGGGGCCGCCACAAGTACAGCCGCTGCAATCCTGGCAGCAATGGCGTTGGATGCAGAGGCAACCGCTCTCTGGTCCGCAAGGCTCCCACCTGGGCAGACGGGCGCGGGCATACCGGGCGCGGTCGCCCACGCGCACGGGGCCAATGGGGTCGTCTTCACTTCGCTGGCACTGGCGGATTCTGGCGATCACCTCACCTATCAGGCCGCCGCAGGATATCGCTACTGGTCTTCTTGCACGCTCATCGAGAAGCAGGTACACGGCGCGGGCCAATGGGTGAATATCACCAGCTCCTGCGTGATCAATCTTCTGAGGGGCAGCATCACCGTAGCTGCAGCTCTGAATTCTGATGATCTGGTGCGGGCCACCGGCGTTCGGCGGGCTGAAACGGCTTTTCGCAAGGTGATGCTCCTCTATGACGGCAAGCTCAAGATCGACGGAAAGGAGATCGATACGACTAATCTGGATGATGCCGGCTGGGGCTCTGCAATCTCAGGAAAGAAGAGCTGGGAGTTCACCGCGGGGGCATTCTACTATGACGGCTCGATCCCAATCGATGACATTGGCTCTAGCCTCATAGCGAAGTTCTATGCGATCTATGCGACCGCGAAGAGCTTCGTAGGCTACGGCACCCTGGGTTCGCTGGAGAACGTTCTGGCCAATCCGAACGACGCCCAAAAGCAGACGATCACCTGCAAGGGCACAGGCGAGATCTATCCGGAGTGAACAATACTCTCTTTAGGGCGGGGCTGTGATGCTTCGATGCGGAGCCCCTCCCTCGGAGAGACTTTCGAGGGAGATAAGATACTATGGAAGATACTGGAAAGAGTTTCATAATACTGGACATGGACGAAGAGAGAACCTTGCGCTGGAACTTCAGGAACATGCAGAGGTTTGAATCGAGAGCAAAGGACATCCTGAAGAGGCATGAGATCTTCAAGCCCGGCCTGCCTCTGCATGCTGGATTCGTGCTGGCCAATTTCCTCAAGATAGCTGACATACTGGAGGCAGCCGTGGCCGCTGCCATCGGCGTCTCCGGGATCGAGGGCAAGAAGGGCGAGCCTTCTGAGGCAGCAGAGGCTATTCAGGCCTACATCGACAAGGGTGGCAATCTGGAGACCCTGCAGAGGGAAGTCTACCACAGCTATCTAGTCGTGAATGACCCTTCTTCTATTGTGGAGTGGGAGGAGAACATCGCCAGGGAGGAAGAAACCAAGCAAATCAACCGAGACAAAATGGAAGCTCGGCTGGAGATCGCCCGACTGGAGCTGGCGGACGATCAGAAGAAGATCGAGACACTCAAGAAACTTTCTGGCAACGTGCCTCCAGAATCGGCTACGTCGAGTTAGGGCTCAGCCCGGAAGAATTTCTCTCACTCACAACAAATGAACTGAATGCCCTCGACGCCCATCGGAAACGGGAAGAGGCACGAGAGCATGAGTTGGCGGCCTTTTCGGGCTTCTGTGCAGGCTTGGCAATAGCAAAGTGGCGTACTGAAGGCCTCAACGGATTCGATCAATTCTACATCAAGCCTAAGCCGAATTCCGGCCCGGTGGCCAAGACGCCTTCTCTCGACGACCACATCGAGATGATGCGGCGCGTCGGGGAAGGCGGGCCGCCGCTTAACTAATTTTTCCAAGTTCATTGAATAGCATTCTTCGAAAATAATTTCTGATTAGCGGAGACTTTCTACATGGTCGAAGTTGGCAGAGCCACAGCTGTATTGGACGTCGATGAGTCAAAATTAGCCGCAGGCTTTGCAAGGGCCAGGCAGCAGGCCACAGCGGCCATTGGCGGCATAGAGCAGACTGCCAACCAGCAGCTTTCTGGCGGCATGGCCGGGATTAGCGGCGGCCTGCAGAAGAGTCTCTCAGGCGGCAGCTTCGCCAACATCGGAAAGGGTCTCGGCACTAACCTGGTGCAGGGCATCACAGCTCCCTTTGGCGCATTGGGGAATGTCGCTGGATCTGCAGCTACCGCACTAGGGCCGGTTGGCATTGCCGCAGTGGCCGGAACTGCTGCGGTGGTGGGTCTTGGCATGGCCTCCTCCAGGGCGGCCATGGAATGGGAAGCCGGCATGTCTCAGATATCTAAGACAACCGGCATAGAGAAGGGCTCTCAGGCTTTCAAGGATCTAGATAGCGACCTCACGAACCTCTACTCGACGATGCCCACGACGGTCTCGGAGATCCAGAGCGTGGCGGCTGCAGCCGGTTCCCTGGGCATCGAAAAAGATAGCATCGCAGGCTTCACTAATGTTGCCCTGCAGATGGGCTCAGCCTTCGATATACCGGCTGAAGAAGCCGCAGTGGCCATCGGAAAGATCAAGGGCCAGCTCAAGAGTCTGCCTGAAGGAGCGGCGGATTCAGCAGACTTCGCTCAAAAGTTCGGCTCTGCAGTAGACTACGTCGGCAACAACTTCAACGCCACTGAGAAGGACGTCCTGGAATTCTCCACCAGGGTTTCCGGCTCCATGTCATCCCTCGGGGCCGGGGCCTACGAGGTCGCTGGTTGGGGCGGCATGCTCTCCAGCGTCTTCCCCTCCGCAGAGAGGGCGGCGGGATCATTCGATAGCCTGCTCACTCAACTCACCACCAATACCGACAGCCAATCAAAAGCAGCAGAACTCCTCGGTGTCTCGACTGATGAGTTCATGCAGTCCATGAGCACCGATCCGTCTGACACTTTGCTCAACATCGGCAAGGCGATGGAGGGCCTACCGGCTGACAAGCTCCTCACCACAGCCAAGGCACTGGGTGGGTCCTACGGCATGGACACTCTCGTCAAGATGGTCGGGCACACTGAAGAGTGGGGCAAGGCCATCAAGGACACAACCGAGGCAGGAAAGAAGGGCGAGAGCATCGGCACCAGCTTCGCGGCTGGGGCCAACAGTGCAAAAGCTCAGCTGCAGATCCTCAGCAACTCTGTCGGCGCCATCTTCAAGGACATAGGTGGACCGATCAACAATGCCCTGACGCCTGTCATCTCCGGCGTGGCTGGTGGTCTGAACAAGATCAGGGCAATCGGTGAGAACCTCTGGGAGCCTCTCACGGCGGGCCTGAGTCCGGTCACGTCGGGGATCTCGGCGGTAGCTGGAGCAATCGGGGACTTGGCCGGGATGGAGCTCGACGGCCTGGTGGCAGGGGCCAAAGGCATCAATTCTGCTTTCCAGACAGGCAAGGCTTTTGTTTCCGCCTTCAAGACGGAGCTAACTTCAGTCATCACAGGTTCATCTCAGTTCCAGCAGCTCCAAAGCTACGTCGAGCAGGCCGGAACCGCGTTCGAAAATGCAAAATCTCAGGTGACGGAGTTCCTGGGCGGTATCACATCCGGAGCGAGTGGGGCTATCTCCAGCCTAACTAGCCTGGTTTCAGAGGGATTGTCCCCTGTCACTGATGCAATAGGTGGCCTTCTCGATTCATCGGGCGTCTCTGGTGCGATAGGCGGCGTGAGTGACTTCTTTGGCCGGGTCTATGATAAGGCCATGGTCAGCCTCGGCCAGAAGACCGAGGATGCTGTCGAAGACGGCACCAAAGAGGGCATGGAAGAGGGCGCAGAAGGTGCAAAAGCGGGGATAACCGGTTCAGTATCCTCAGCTGTGAATAGCGCTTTTGATGAGGCATATAGCGCCCTAACTAAGGCGGGTGTCTCGAAGGATCTCGCTGGCTACATGGCGGCCTTCAAGATGTCGGATACAGAAGCCCTAGCGGCGATCAACCGCAACCAAGATTACAATACCGACGTTGAACAGCGCGGCATATCGCTGAATTTCAAAGGCATCCCGATCACGGGCAGCTTCATCACAAACGAGGGTTCTCAGTTCCAGGCATCGATGTCTTTCGGCGGAAAGACATACAACAGAACCCTGTCCTGGCCACTCGGAAGAGACACAATCTCAAACGCCTATAAGAGCATCATAGCCCAAGCGAGCAAGGATCTGGGCACCGACATAATGGCGGGCCTAACCGATATCGATAAACAATTGCTTGAGGGAAAAATAGACCAGGCGACCTACAACGCAAAGATGGCGCTCGGAGCAAACGTCGAGGTCGTCGAGGTCGACACGTATCTCAATTTCGCAGACAACCTCAAGGGTGAGATGGAGGGCGCTGGCGAGGAGATCAACCAGGCGTTCCTATCCGGCCTGACGCCCGACTCAGCCGCCATCGAGTCTCGGCTGGAGAGCATCCGTCGCCTCAAGTTCTACGATCCGGAGGAGGCCAAGAGGCAAGGGGCAGACAATGCGATCGCATATCTGAATGCCTTGAAGGACGCTCTCGATTCATACGAGAAAGCCAAAGTAAAGTACTTGGCCGAACCAGATAACGAGAATGCGAGAGCGGAATTCGACCGGGCACTTGAAAATCTGCAGGCAATAGCTGATCAGAACCCGCTCAAAGTCAAGGTCGATGCCGATACCAGCCTCTTCAATACCGCCATGGCGAATGTGGCCGGCTCGATCGATCTCAAGAAGCTGCTCTCGGACCCTGCAGAGTTCAAAGCAGCCGTCATGGACATCCCGGAGTTCATGGCGAATACCTTCCAGCCCGCCCTGGGAGAGCAGATCGACTTCTTCAAAACCCAATGGCATAGCGGCATAGGCGAAGCTCAGCAGGAGACAAGAGACTTCGTTGATGCGATGGTCATCGCAGCGAATGACATGCCAAACCTCTTCTCCCTCGATCAGATCATCACCCTCCAGCAGTACGCCCACGGTCTCATCGGTGTGGAGCAGGCGATCGACGAACTATCAGCAGGAATGGACAAGCTGGCGGAGAAGACAAAATCCGCATCGGTTGGATATGATGCCCTCAAAAAATCATTGGAGGATACCTCTGAGTGTGCCATATCCGACTTTGCGCAGTGGCAGGAGTCACAAGAAGGCCTCTTCGCAGGCAGCTACATCGGGCCGGGCGGCAATGCGTATGTGCAGTGGAAAGAGGATTCCATAGCAGCAATTGCAGAGACCCAGGCCGCTATGAGGTCAGTAGGCGGCGCTGTTCTTGGAAAAGACTACACGCAGACCGTGCAGATGCAAGTCACGCTTGACACCACCAAGGCCGAGACGGACATCACCGCTCTTGAAACTGAAATTAAAAAAGAGCAAGAGATGCCCCTCCAAATCAACGACACCCAAGCCAAGGCCGCCATTGCAGGAATTGACGCGGCGGCCAGCAAGCCCGTCACAAAGATCGTCTACGTACAGGAGGTGAGCAGCGGCGGAAGCAGTGGGAATGACTGGCTTAGCAGCGGTTATGGCGGAGGGTACAATCCGTATTCGGGAGCCTACGCCGATTATACTGGCGACTTCACGCCTGAGACCGGAGGTATGCAGGGCGGTGAGTATTGGCTGCCGACATTCGGCACTGGTGACGTCTTCGTGCCTGAGCCCACGTTGGCCATCGTCGGCGACAGGCCGGGCGGGGAGTGGATCGGTGGCATTGACCAGGCCGTGGTCAGGTTCGGCGGCGGCAGCAAGGCAGGCGCAAACATAGTCGTGAACTATAGCCCGGTAATCAATGCAGCTGCCATGAGCCAAGAGGAGCTGGCAGCCCTCCTGGATGAGCATGACACGAAGCTGATCGAGAAGATTGGTGCTGAGCTGAATCGCTCGCAATACTGGTGATGTGATTGCAACAGAAAATCGACATGAGGCTGGCTCGGTGGATCAAGAAAGCCCCGCAGTATTATGGCGAGACATACATTGACTCCATGGTCGTTTTCAATGACAAACTCTACGGAGGGACTTTTGAAAGCGGGCTGCTGTTCGAGTGGAATGGCTCAGATGCATGGATCTTGAGGGCGTCTCCCCTTGGTGAGATACCAAACCACGAGCATGACATATGTTCGCTGGCGGTTTTCAATGGCAAGCTCTACGGCGGAACCTCTCCACGTGGCAAGTTGGCTGAGTGGAATGGATCCAATGCCTGGGTCGAGAAGGCTCCTCAATTTGGAGCTGAGACACACATCTATTCATTGGCGGTTTTTAATGGTAAGCTCTATGGAGGGTCATATCCTCATGGTAAGCTATTAGAGTGGAACGGATCCAACGCTTGGGTAGAAAAGGCCCCACAGTTGGGCAGCGAGACCGCCGTCAACTCCCTCACAGTTTTCAATGGCAAGCTCTACGCCGGAACATACCCTCACGGCAAGCTGTATGAATGGAACGGCATTGATGCCTGGGTCGAGAGAGCTCCTCAATCAGGCGGCGAGACCGATATTTATTCGTTGGCGATTCTCAATGATAAGCTCTATGGAGGAGGGTATGGTACAGGCAAGCTGTTTGAGTGGAACGGTTCTGATGCCTGGGTCGAAAAAGCACCCCAGTTAGGCAGCAATACCATACGCTCCCTAGTCGTTTTCAATGGCAAGCTCTACGCAGGTACGTATTGGTATAACTACAATAACGGCGGTGGAGAGCTATTCGAGTGGAACGGCACCGACGCCTGGATAGAAAAAGCACGTCAGTTGTATAGTCAAATGGAGATCACCTGTCTGGTGGTTTTCAATGAAAAGCTCTATGGTGGAGCGGCCCCGGATGGCCTGCTATTCCAGCTCACATGGGCGGCTGACAAACCCGCCCCTACACAATCTGATGTAAAAATATATGTCATCCCCCCCGACATCGCTTTCGACCGGAGCGAGCTCGATCGGTATTCCATCCGCGCCCTGAACTGGAATCTGAAGAGATATCGACAAGACGACTCGCTCAAGCCGAGGGAGCTGGAGCTGACAGTAGATCGCAGGACCCCGCTCAGGGAGTTCTATGAGGTCCTCGTGGTCGATGAGGTGCCGGTCTTCCGCGGGTATGTAGAACGAGAGCTGAGCGTCACAAAGGAAAATAGGAAATACCTCTGTAAAGGGCATGAGGCGAAGCTATACCATCGCTTCATGCCGAAGATGGCTTTCACCGTCAGTACAGCGACTCTAAATGAAGTTTTGCGAGACAATTTTGTCCCATCTTTATACTATCCGAGTAATCCTGGAATACTGTTTTGTGCCAATAACTACTGGCCGCCAGGCACAGAGTATACGATATACGATTCTGCAAAAAATATAGCCCTACTCAGGTTCAAGGACACCAATATTGATATTGGAGATGCTAATTTATTTGTCCGGGATGCAGAGGGCAACACCCTAAAGCTACTGACAAAATATGATGCCCTTTCAGACTTACAGAGCTATGATCTCAGTTACTACGTCAACACCAACAAAGACCTCTACATCAGAGTGGTAGACTCCAAGTGGTACGTCCTGGGTGGCCTGTGGGCTGAGAAGGTTTTCGACACAAAAGTACGCATGGGAGAGCAGGATATCTGGTGGAATCGGCTGTTGAACGGGGCGCTGTATTGTGATGGTGATGAGATCGCCTCGTTGCTTTTCGCTTTGGCAAAGTCCCACAACTATTTCGTCTCCATTAGAGATGATTATGAGTACACATATCTCGATTTCAAGCTCACCAGCGGTCGAGGAGTCGGCACCGGACTGGTGACGCTGCATGAAAGTGACCTGCTGAGCTTCGAGAAGACCACTACCTCAAAGCCTCCTGCCCAGGCGATCATAGGCCGGGGCGAAGGCAACCAGATATATTCGGCGGTTGATATGCACATCAAGAGCGGGCTGTACGATGTCGAACAATTCACCGACACGTATCGCAGGCTGGCCGGGAAGCTAATCGCTTTGACCAAGGCATCTTTGGCCGCCCGGCAACAGGCCTCTACCTGGGCCGTGAAATCCAAACCCAAAAAGGTCACCTCTCTCGTCCCAGGGGATTTTGTCAAGCTGCTCATAGACGGCGAAGCTGAAGAGATCCCTCAGATAGCACAGATGGATAATACACCGGATAAGGTCACGCTCCAGCTCGGCGAGAGGGTGCCGGGTTTCGTCGATGCCTGGAAGGCACGCAGCATCTCAGAGCAGACGTTCAAGGATTACAAGCTCTGGGAGGCTTGGCCGGAAGTCACACAGTCGGTGACGTTCAAGCCTCGGGACCTGGTTCATAATACCTGTGCCGTTGGTTCGTTAGTCTTCACCGTGCCTGCTGGGGTCACGAGCGACGTGCGCTCTCTTGTGACTCTCGACCTGAGCTGCAGCCTCTCTGATGCTTTCGCTGCGGAGAGGAATGCATGGTATATCGCCATCAGCATTGGTGGAAGTAGTGGCCTGTTCGGCGTATTCGAGGAGATCCCTCTCGAAGATTCACTACACATCGATATCACAGATATAGTGACTGCCGGGGCGAATAACACTGTGCAGATTGTTGCAAAATACCTGGGCAACTTCACGAACTACCACAGCGATTGCTCGGGGCATCCTGACATCACGTGCAGCGGGACTATGAAGTTTTGGAGGATTAATCTACTATGACCATGAAGCCGCCTTATTGCGAAATTAACGGCCTGGTCTGCACAGATGTCGTCTCCTCGGTAGATATCCGAGGGGGAGACCTCAAATCAAGCGAGCAGGCCATTCCCGGCAGGAGAACGGGAGACATCCTCGATGCGGGCAGGAATCCTCGCACAATCCAGGTGAATGCCAGGTTTCTGACTGAAGAGGACCTGGACGACTTCATAGCGCATGTCAATTCCGCTCCGGAAGACTGCGAGGCGTATCCCTTCCGAGACGATCGATGCGCCTACATCAAGAAGGCCCACGCACAGGTGAGTGATCCCGAAGTAGCCACCATCGAAGGCGAGGAGACTACTTTCTTCCGGGGCAAGGCGATGCTGCACACCAGGGAGCCCTGGATGTACGGCATCGAGAAGGGCGTGCGCTACGAGAGCCCACAGGCTTTGCCTATAACTACCAGCCTCGAACATGAAGGCACAGTCGAGAAGCTTGCTGCTCTGGATAAGCTCTGCGCCCGGGGGCAGTATAAGTACGGCCTTGGGTATGTCGAGGACCTCAAGCTGACCTTCACACCCACCGGAGGGAGCGCGCGGGATATTCTGCTCTGCTCGAAGATGATGACGGATGATATCTTTGAGGTCGACCGATTTGGAGACGTCGAGCACAGTTATGAGAACGATTTCGACTGCACGTTCTCCAAGTTGCAGTCAGATCTGCACAGTGCTACATATTGTGCATATTGCTCCATCACAGATGAGAAGCTCACAATCAGCGGCGAGGGTAGATGCGTTTTCCCATTCTACGGCCCGCTTCCGCTCAGTGCGGAACGGCCATACCTTGATTTTGATGTTGTCTCGATCGGAGAATACGCTCCGAAGATTGTGGCCGGAGTTCTTAGCGACCTTTCTGACCTCACCGAGATTGTGACAGACCTGCACATAGGCACGAATCGAGTCCATATTCCTGGCTACGAAGGCCAGAGGGATTTCTTCATGGGCTTCATTGAGCGGCGGTGCTGGGTCTCTGGTCCCAATCTGGCTACGGCGCGGGTCTACTTGACGGGCGGAGGTGACTCCGGGAACGCCATCTGCATGGGCGGCTACACGGGCGGCAACGTTGCTGTAACTGAAGAATTCAACGGCACGGCCTGGAGCGCAGGCGGTAATCTCGCCACGGCGCGGAGAATGCTGGCGGGCGGAGGAGATGCCGGGAACGCCATCTGCATGGGCGGCCTCACGACCGTCGTCTCCGCGGTGACTGAAGAATACAACGGCACGAGCTGGGGCGCAGGAGGCAACCTTGCCACGGCAAGAAGAGAGCTGGCGGGAGGAGGGAACGCTGGGAACGCCATCTGCATGGGTGGCGATACCGGCGCCATGTCTGCGGTCGCCGAAAAATATAATGGCACAAGCTGGAGCTCTGCGGGAAATCTCACACTCGCACGGGAGGCGCTCGCGGGTGGCGGAATCTCCTCTTCAGCCGTGGCGATGGGAGGATATGATGGCTCATTCCAGTATCCTACCGCCGAGATCTACGACGGCACGTCATGGAGTCAGGTGAGCCCAATGGCCGTGGCCAGGTCATATTTGGCGGGGGACGGTGACCAGTTTACTGCCATCTGCATGGGCGGCGTAGTCTGGCAACCTGTAGCGACCACGGAGACATTCGATGGAACAAGCTGGAGCACAGGAGGCAACCTGATCACAGCCCGCTATGGCCTGACAGGAGGCGGGATGAGTTATGATGCTATCTGCATGGGCGGAATCATTCCTGGTAATGGGCTTGAGGGAACCTTGATGAATAATACCGAGACTTATGGCCGAAATGGCAGCATCGTACTGGAGAGCATCAAGGCTGTAGTGCAGCGCTACATCGATCCAGACACAATTCCTACAGTTGATCCAGAGGATACCTTTGAGCTGAAGATAGACAGCGATGGAGCTGAAGAGCTGGCATATCTGGAGCTATATTTCAGGGATGCCTGGTGGTTCTAAATGATCCCAAAGTTTGTAGAAAGGAATGAGGGGACACTGATTCGGGACAGGGGCGCATGGGCGGCAAATGCAGTGTACTCTATTTGGAATGTACTCACCGAAAGCGGGATAGTATATCGCTGCAAGCTAGGGCATGTTGCCACGAGCGCAAATAAGCCAGGCACAGGAGCGTCCTGGACCACCTACTGGGAAGTGTTCGGGCCAGCGGGAAATAGCAGGGGGTTCTCATTACTCTTCTATGAGGGTGGGACAGTGCTCACCACGGGAGTGAAATTCGCATGCGAGTTCCCCCTTGCTTGTCAAATAACCAATGGAAAGATTGTATCTGTGAATAACACCCCAGGCAGCTTGCACGTGGCTTTGTGGAAGTGTGCATATGCAGATCTACCACCCACCCCAGCAAGCCACAACACCATCAAGACTTTTATGCTCAGCGCTCCGGCCGTCAAGTCATCTGAAAATACCGTCAACCTGAATATAAATGCAGGGGACTGGATATTTTTCAACCTAGACTATGTTCTTGATATCTCGATGGCGGCGTTCTCTGTAACTTTGGTGTAAACATGACGACTTTGGAAGTTTACAAGGAAGCACTGGTACAGATCGAGTCGAGCGATGTGCTTGATCCAGAGGAGATGCTCCGGCTGGAGGGCCTCACCGAAGAATTGAAGCATGCGGTAGCCACGCATACGATGTACCGGACGCCTACAGAGGCTCTCACCAGCGTCCTGAACCACGTCAAGCATCCCACCCCGGCCAGCAAATACCATCAGGCCAAGCTAGAGCAGACGGTCATGTTCAACAACCTGATGACGCTCAGCTTCGACTACCGAGAGGCTCTGATCGACCTTGCCGAAACGGCGGAGCAGATGAAATCGGCAAGCGGCTTTGAGCTAGAGCGGCTCAAGGTAAAGCACGATCGTCTCACCTACCGGCTCTCCTGGATGAGGAATGAGGCTAAGGAGAGGCTCAGGGAGATCGAGATGTGGAGCCAGATTAAGACCCGGCTCGGAGCTGCAGCACCTTTCGACCACGATAACAAGGATACTGATCAGCTACAGGGACTGACGCTGCGCTACCTCCAGGAGCTGCCGGCAGCCGTGCGGGCCGGGACGGATGTGGGCGGCGCGGTGAACATAATCGCCCAGGCCGCAACGATGCTCGCCGAATGTGAGCGCCGCGGAATACCTCTTCCGAAGAACCTTGTGGAGCGCAGCAAGAGGCTGCTCAAGGGTGCCTGAATGGTCTGGGTAACTAGCGGTAGCCTGAACACCGCCAGAGATGAGCTGGCGGGCGGAGGGAACGCTGGGAACGCCATCTGTATGGGTGGCGAGTGCAGTGATCCGACCGATATCACAGAAGAGTACAATGGCACCTCCTGGAGCTCTGGAGGCAATCTGGGAACGGCCAGGACGGGGGCAGCAGGGGGCGGCAATTCCGCTGATGCAATATGTACTGGTGGCTTCGGTGCAGACTTTTACTACCCAACATCGACGGAGGAGTACAACGGCACGAGCTGGGGTGTGGGCGGGGAGCTCCCCACAGCGAGAAAATACTTAGCAGGAGGCGGAAATTCTGCTAATGCCATCTGCATGGGCGGATATTATTATATTGAAGAACCGGAAGAATACACAATTTATGATGTCACAGAAGAATACAATGGCACTGCCTGGAGCAGCGGAGGGAGTCTCGGCACGGCCAGATATTACCTTGCGGGCGGCGGGAATTCTTCTGACGCCATCTGCATGGGTGGCTATGATGGCGAGAACTATTCAATTGTAGCAGAAAAATACAACGGCACCTCCTGGAGTTCTGCCGGGAGCTTAGCGGCAGCCAGGGAGGGGCTGGCGGGTGGCGGGAACTCTTCGGACGCAATTTGTTTCGGCGGGTTTGATGGCTACTATCTCGGGACTACAGAAAAGTACAACGGCACGATCTGGAGCGCAGGCGACGACCTGAATATCGCCCGCTACTATCTGGCAGGGGGTGGACTGTCTGGAAATGCTATCAGCATGGGCGGGCACAGGATAGGCTTTACAGCAACCACGGAAACGCTGACAGACGCCCCGCCCTTCCCGCCAAGGTTCTACATGATATGGATCTGAAACAGCGGGCTGCCCCTAACCCCCTACACGGGGAACCATTCCTGCAGCAGTAATTCGGGGGCGGGAGGTCCTCGGCTCGCAATTCAGGGGGCACAGGATCTCTGCCAGTAATTAGGGGGCATGAGCTGTATGCTGTCTGTTATCCTTCAAGGCGAAATTCGCCTTGACCCTTCAGGTGGGGTCGAGCGCGACCCCACCCTTGCTGCTTAACGCCAGCAGACTGGCGAGTGCTACTTGTTGGGGGAGGGGGACCAGCCGCCCTCCCCCTTGCTGTAACACTGTTTAAGGGGGAGGTACGTCCCCCTTAACAACCCCCTGTAGCGGGCTTCGCCCTACGGGCGGGATTCCCGTGGCTGGGTCGGCCCTGGGGCAGGCTTTTTTCTATGTCACTTTATAGATTAGATTGAAAAATGCCATAGAACTTTTTTGAGGGTGGACCGTTCCAGGCGTGTTACTATGCTTCATCGCCGCCGGTTGCTCTCTCTCGGTCTGCTGCGCCTGGGTCCAGCGAAGATGGCGGCAGCCGGCAGCGCACAAAATCAAATTCCTAGCTGCGGCACATGCGCCAGGTAGCTCTGGCGCACATCTGCGGGGTCAATGTGGAAGTAGATATCCACAGCTTCCTTGATCGTATCCCCCCGGAGCCAAGCCACATATTCCCGGCGCATGCCCGCGCGCAAGAGATGCGTGGTGAACCAGTGCCTACCGCAGTGGGCGCTGAAGTGGTCTTCCATCTTGGGCGAGGCCGGATCATGCAGGTCGCATTGCAATGCCGCCTTCTCAATGACATGGACGATGCTGCCTTTGTCGATCCGCTTCCCCCAGGTGCTGATCCAGAGGGACGGGTCGGTAGGCTTCCGCTGCTCCCGGATCTCCAACCACCGGCGCAGGATATAGGCGGCCTCGTCGTCGAAGAAGACGGTGCGGTTGGACCGCTTCTTTTTTGGCTTCAGGGTGATTGACTGATTCTGCCAGTTGATATCCTGGACTTCCATCGACAGGAGTTCGCCTCGTCGGACGCCGGTCTTGGCAAGGACGATGAGCATGGCCTTGTCTCGGATGTCCACCGCCGCGCCGATGAGCCGGGCCATGTCGTCAATGCTGATCAGCTTGTGAGTATGCTCTTCTGAGTCGGTCTTATAGGGCTTAAGGTATCTCTTTCGTATATCTTGGATGGGGTTCCCTTTTTTCATCTTCCAGTATATCATATACTCATAAAGACTGGATAGAGCGGCCATCCTCCCTCGGATGGTCCTGGTTGTGAGTCCTCGCTGCCTGCACTCTTCTATGTAGGCTACGATGTCCTCTTCCTTGGCCGAAGAGAGTGAGACTTTCCGGCCCCGAAAAAAATTCTCTAACTGCTTTAGACTCCGGCCGTAGGCATAGATTGTCTTAGGATCTATATGCCTGGTACGGGCATCAGCAGACCAGAGGGTGATGAGGTCGGGCTCCGGCAT